TCACTATGTGGATATAGAGGAGGAAAGTGTCACCTTCCGGGGTAAGTTTCCTTCGGTATTAAATATCCCAAATGTAATGTTGGAGTATCCTGGTTACACACATAGTATCATCAAGTGGAGTGAATTTAACGAGAAGTATGGCGAAGAGTAATCCCTTTGATTGGATTAAATCCATCAACGAAAAGAAATACAACTATGATTTGTCTGGTTACAATCCTTTCCTGACAAATCGTTGTTTTGCAATGCACATGGACACCATTATGTTATCGGAGGAGATGAATCAGGCTCACCGGTTGGGTCCTGAGTTACAATATGACTTCTATTATCATGCAGTCAGGAAAGGTAAGAGGTTTGGTTTCCCACCGAAACCAGAAGAACCACGATATGTTGAATTAATACAAGAACACTATGGGTATTCGAGGGAGAAAGCCTTACAGGCACTACAACTCTTGACACAGGACCAAATCCTTGATATAATAAAGACCAAAGACAAAGGCGGACGATGATCAAGAAACAGAAGAAGTATCCGACTATCCTCAGGTATCCTGGGGGTAAATCCCGTATCGCATGGTATCTTTTTGATGAAGATATGGTACCCGAAAATATCAGTGAGTATCGAGAAGGTTTCCTGGGTGGTGGTTCTTGTGCTCTGACATTCAGTTCTATGAATCCAGACACCCCTGTATGGGTTAACGACCTGTTCTATGAGTTATATTGTTTCTGGATTCAGTTGCAATCAGACCCAACACGACTCCATGCGGCTGCTCATGAAGTGAAGGATAATTGTGGTGATACCTTGGAGGATCATAGAAAGGAATATCTTCGTATCAAGGACCTGTTCGACAATCCCGGTGATGACTTTGACCGTGCTTTGTCATTCTATTGTCTCAACCGAATGAGTTTCGGTGGGATGATTGGTGGGGGTAGTAACTTCACTGGTGATTCCTTCCGGGGTAAAATCTTTGACCGTAAAAAGATTGATAATCTGTTGAAGGTCTCCAAGATTATGCAACATTGGAAGATTACTAACATTGATTACAGGGAGTTGATGAAGGCTCCGGGTGAAGATGTGTTTGTATTCCTCGACCCACCTTACAAGATCAAAGATATGTTATATGGTAAGAGTGGTGATATGCACAAGACATTTTCTCATGAAGAGTTTGCACAATCGTGTCGTGAGTGTAACCATAACTGGCAAATCACCTACAACGATGACCCTTCCCTTCGTAAGTTATTTGAGGGATACACTATGGAAACCTTTGAGTTTACCTACTCACTGGCACACAGACCTGACTCAACAAATAAGAACAAGAAAGAGGAGTTACTTGTCCTAAACTATACACCCCAAAGGGACAAGAGAGGGGTGCTACCTTTCTAAAACTCTAAATAATGAAGTTAAATAAACTTCCTTATAAAAATGGATTGGAATGCCGACCATATGGTCGAAGTGACTTTGAAGCAACCTGACGATTTCCTCAAAGTACGTGAGACCCTGACTCGAATTGGTGTGGCGAGTCGTAACGAAAACAAACTATACCAATCCTGTCACATCCTCCACAAACAGGGTAGATATTATATCGTACACTTCAAGGAATTATTTCTTCTTGATGGTAAAAACTCTGACTTCTCTGAGAATGATATGCAGAGAAGAAATAGAATCACCAAACTCCTGTCTGACTGGGGTTTGGTTTCTGTTGTCAGTGAAGAAATGATTGCAGAAGCTTCTTCTGTTAGTCAAATCAAAATTCTCCCACATAAAGAGAAAGCTGAGTGGGAATTGATTCCAAAATACTCTATTGGGAGTAAAAAGAATGAAACCCCCCAGTAACGTTTCTTGCTACAACTTTCGTGTTATTAAGGTAAATAGGATTGTAGATGGTGATACTATTGATGTTACTATTGACCTCGGGTTTGATCTATACAAGAAAGAAAGAGTTAGAATTGCAGGAGTTGATACACCGGAAAAAAGGACGAGAAATTTAGAGGAGAAAGCTCTTGGAATCGATGCAACTAATTGGCTCAAAGCCCGACTCAAGAAAGCGTTGGATGACGGTGATGATATTGTTATCCGCACTGAACTTGTTGGTGGCTTTGGGAAGTACGGGCGTCTTCTGGGTTGGCTTTTCATTGGGGACATCGGTGTGTCAGTCAATGAACAAATGATAAAAGAAGGATATGCACATAGTTACGATGGCGGAACAAAAAACATGGACCTGGAAGCACTCAGAAAGATCAGAAGGTTTCATGGGACGCTCGTCTAGGAGTGCATTGTGTGGAGGTGATCCATTCATTCCCGATTCTGAATATCAAGGTGGAAAGTGCGAATTAACCTGTGATATAAATAATTCAAAACAGGAATGACCATGCAGAGAAATTATAGTATGCGAGAAGCGTACAATAGTATTTACGAAAAGAAAGAATATAGTATGCAATCGACGGCACCTACCGTCGTTGAGGAAGTTATCAACTCTCTCGTAGAAGTTGGTATTCTCCAAGAGGGGGATAAGATGAGTGCTTTGGACATGGTTAAGAAGCAACTTACTGACAAATACGGTAAAGGAGCTATCGTTGATACTAAGGCACCTAAGAAAAAGGAGTCTGATGAAGAGAAGGCACAGAAAGCAAAGAATTACGCAGCAAACACAAAGGGTTATGACCCCTACAAATCTCGTACTGGAGAATCAGACTAATGCCAAGAAAGAACGACTATTCTGACTTAACCTGTTACTTGGATGCAAATCCTATTATGGACAGGGATCAAGTTTATTTCTCTGATGAGGGATGGGCTTATAGACATTACAAGAGTTATGCCAAGAGTAATGATGCCGGTGGTTTCTGGGATGAATGTATAGTAGCGGGTGAAGCTCTGTTAGCTAATGGACAACCCGACACAACAGCTGAGGTGTTTGGTAGTACTGGTGCAAAGAACTTCCTCTTTGGTGATGGTTATCAAGGCGATGCGCCTCTAGAAATTGCAGCTAGTGGTGGTGCCAACTGGGTAGGCTCTAATGTCTATGAAGTGGGTCAAACTGTTGAAGCTCGCACTGCTGTCTACACGGGTGGTGTTAACCCAGTCACCTATCGATACAGATTCCAAACCAAAGCAGAGGGTACTAACACTTGGGTAAGCGAACCTTGGACTACTACAACTAACGCTAAGAATCCAGTCTACTATACAATCACAGCTGCTGTTGGTGAGTTGAAGTTACAGTCTCAAGCTCTTGATTCTTCTGCTCCTGCAGTCCAACTCATCAGCCCTACTGCTGCTCAGACTGTTACTAATCCGTAGAATGTAGGGTTTCCCCCACTCACAGTCAGCTTAGAAAGTGTTATAATTAGTGTGGATGCCTTCGGGGTCCACACAACACACTAACTGCCAAAAAGGAGTTAACTATGAATAACCTCACACGCTGGGAACAGTATAGCCCCGTTTCGCTTGGGCTTGCTGACATGTTTAAGCAGCTGGATACATTCCAAGATAATGCTGCAAGTAACTACCCACCCTATAACATCATCAAAATCGATGATGTCACTCAACAACTAGAGATTGCACTTGCCGGTTTCAAACGAGAAGAAATCGAAGTATCAGTCGAAAAGAATGTTTTAACTGTCAGGACCCTCAGAGAGGGATCAGATGGTCGTGAATATGCCCATAAGGGACTTGCTCAGAGAACCTTTGCTCGTAACTGGAGACTGTCGGATGACGCTGTGGTAGAAAACGTCACTTATGTTGACGGGCTCCTCACCCTCGACATCCGAAAGGAAGTACCAGAAGCACAAAAACGTAAGTTGCTTCCTATTTCCTGAATCTAAATAAACACACCCGGACTTCTCTGTTATAATAGAGGAGTCCATTATATTGCTCTTTATTCAAACCAATGGCTGTAAAAGTATTAATCAATGCTGTCGGGCAACACATCGTGTCCGAAGTGAAGCAAGTAGAAAACAAAGATGATGGAAGTGTAGTTGGTTATTGGCTAGAAAATCCTAGACTTGTTAACTATGTTGCTAGACCAGAAGAAGAAGGTGGTGGTATCACTGTAAACTTCGGACTTGTATGCCCACTATCTGATGAACAGGCTTTCTCTGTTCGTGCAGACCATGTGGTTTCTATTCTAGAACCCAGAAGTGATGTTGTAACATCATACAATGATGTTGTGGTGCCACTACAACCCGAAGCAAATGTAAACATTGAAGGAAATGATGATGGATCTGTCGACGTTGGTTTTGAAGACGGGACAAGTCCTGGTCTCACAGATTGAAGAGTTAGATTACGAACCTAAAGTACATTTAATTCGACCATATCTGGTGTCAGGTAAAACCAAACTGGTCCTGACACCTTGGCCCGACTACATTGAAGATACACATATTCTGTTAAGTTCCGATAGTCTTTTGACGGCTGGGTCACCCACGCCAAAAGTTAGAAAGGCTTATCTTGACAAAATAGGTAAAACCGAGGAAGACTTGAAACCCAAGTCCAAATCTGTTATACTAAATGAGGAAGACCAACTTCCTCCCCTCCTTGATGAAGACGATGAGTATGAACCCGAATACGTCGAAGAGTAGTTACCTTGATGGTTTAACTCTGTTTGAAGAGTCTGTGTTAAAACCAGACCCAAAATTACGACAGTGTGCTCGTAATCAACATTGTTACGATGAGCTTATGGAAATACGTGAACAAGTTCTAGAATACCTCTCGACACTTCGTCAAGAGGTTCTTAAATGAAGTTCTATACAGTCGCAAGACCATATGGAAACAACATACTCCTGAGAGGGTGGGATGATGAAAAAGGGGGACACTTCAAAGAGAGGATCCCTTTTCGTCCCACCCTCTTTCTTCCTACAAAGAAGGAAACAAAGTATAAAACCCTCGATGGTATTAGTGTCACACCAATTCAACCGGGGTCAATAAAAGAATGTAAAGAGTTTATTACCACGTATAGTGGTGTGTCCGGTACAACTGTCTATGGTTTTGAAAGATTCGTCTATCAATTCCTGTCTGAAGAGTATGAGGGTGACATTGAGTATGACACCGACAAGATTAAATTGTGGTCTCTTGACATTGAGACCTCAGCTGAGAATGGTTTCCCCAAACCAGAAGAGGCTGCAGAGGAAGTTCTACTTATCACCCTGAAGAATT